ATAACACTTTGTAAGTAAGCGCCCGACGGGAATCGAACCCGCCTCTTCAGCTTGGAAGCCCGATATGCATGCCAGATTTCGCTTTCTGACTATTTTTTGTTAATCCAATGCCTATTTAATAGGGAATGAAAGGACGTGTCAATGGTTCACGAGGCAAAGCGTAACACTGCGAGTAACAAAAAATGCCCTCCGAAGAGGACATCATGTGTTAAGTGTAATCATCGTCAAGGATCCTTGAGTAGGATTCCCCTGATCTTCTCCAGGTATGCCTTCAATGAATCGGCATAATCCTGCCAAGCATACATGAGAAATTCAAACTGCACGCTATTGTGCAGCAGATCCGCATCGGTCATCGGCTCCTCTATAAGGTTGACCGGAACCCTCTCTGGTTCAAAAGCATTGAGGGTTGGTAGTACATACTGAGGAACTTCGACAACTTTAGTCTGGCACCCGCTTAGCACGAGCGCGAGCACGATTAGACTGATCAGCAGCCAATTTCTTGACCTTATCACTCAGTGGGACCTCCTCTGTTTCCGGAATTTCTTCGATAGATTGGATCACCTCCTCCATCGCCTCGTCGTTGCCATTTTGTTTTACCACGAGGTCGTCCTTAATTTTGTCGGCCTGGTGCTGGATGTCAGTGATCACCTGAAGTGCATTGCGCTCACCCTCGGCCTTTTCTGCCCGCTTAGTAGCCTTGGATGCCTTGGCCTTTTCAAACAAGAACCCACCGCCGAAGATGGCGGCAATAGCCAATAGAATCCATCGGATAATTTCATCCACCGAGCGCCTCCTTGATTTCCTCGTCAGTCATACCCTTGCTCCTCATAAAGAACCGTGCCACTGGCCTTCCTATGCGCTTGAGCACCTCCATGCTGAGGTAGTATTGACCGAGGAACACCACCAGAGCGTAGAGCACAATGATCTGGATCGCTCCCGGCAGCTCCAGGGCAGACCACACTACCCAAGAAAGCACTACAGAGAATAGCGCAGGGATAGTGATCTGCACCCACGTGGGAAGCACCTTGCGCTTTTTCTTCGCGAGGAGCTTTGCCCACTCCATAAAAGCCGATATGGCCACTGCTACGATCAGCAGTGCACCTCCAAGCATCTTGTAATCCATGCTACCCTCCTACAGATGAGGAAGGATCCCGACCACCGCTCCTATGGCGTCGGCCAGCAGATCCCACCAGCAGAAATGGTTCCCCTTCTCCTGGGAGTCAATGATCTCCTTAGAGAAGCCAATAATCATCGCGGCGGCGAGGCCGAGCCACCACGTTATAAATCCGGCACACAATGCGATGGTTATACACCACGCATAATGCATGTACTTGTCAGGCGGTATCTTCACTGACATCCCCCTTTATTGTTATTGGAATCCTTGAAAGAATGGAGTCCAAAGTTCTGGATCCTCTGCAGTGCTTCATATATCCAAAAAAGGACATCAATGTGCTACGGAACTTCTCATATGGAAGACGCCCCTCATTCACTTCAGATGATAGAAACACCAGCGCTTGCTTGGCCCTCTTTACATTACGTTTCCTCGGAAGAAGATAATGCCTGAATATCCGGTAACCACAGAAATCAAGGCCGTGCGAGATCGGGATTATGCCGGACTTTGGGTTTATCCTCAGGCACGGATCCCCTTCTAGGAACCGGATCGCCAAGCGGAGGACCTCCTGCAGGTAAGTTTTGTCATCGGAGATAACCACCCAATCGTCCATGTACCTGGCATAATTCTGCACGCCGAGATCATCCTTCATATAGTGGTCAAACCGATCCAAATTGAGACCGGCATACAGCTGGCTGGGAAGAGACCCGATGCCGAGCCCTACTTCTGCTCCATTCGCATCGATAAGCTTGTCGCCAAGCCACAAGACATCCGGATCCGCGATGGTTTTGCGGATCTGCTGTTTCAAGTACTCATGGCATATCGAAGGGAAGTAACCCGACATGTCCCCATAGATCGCCATGAGCTTCTTTTCCTTGGGGTAGGACTTCACGAACGAATGGACGCACTGGACTGCTCCGAGAGTTCCCCGCTCCTTGATGCATGCATAGGTATTGCCGATGTACTTGTGCTCCATCAGGGGACCTACAATCTGATAATATGCCTGGTGCACCACACGATCGCGAAATGTCGGTGCCTCGATCGCCCGCTTCTTAGGTTCGTACACTATGAACCGCTTAGGCCTTTGAGGATGCCAGGTGTGCCAGATCAATTCATTCTGGATGATGATCAGGTTCTCCTCCAGGACTTTCTCAAACTTGAACACCTCCATGTGCTCCCGGTGCTTCTTACGCACATTCAGGTAAGAGATATAAAGGTTCTCGAACGATACCATCGTTGCCCACAGATCATTGTACGTCCTTGGCATGTCGCTCCTTGTAAAATGGCCGGGAGCCACGGTCGCTTCCGCTACTGGCCGCTCCCGGCACGTGGCATATTTTCCCCTTTCGGAGAAGGAGGAGGGTTCCTTATCTTCTTTTTGAAGGCTGTCGCGCCACCCGTGAGTGTCGCGCTTCTTGCCAAGCAGATAATCCGAGGCCGCCCCGATGTTGTTGTTCGCGTTAGCCCGCGTATTGTTCAGATTCTCGGCTCCCAACCCAGCATTGCTGCTGTTGTTGCGGGACCCGCCCAAGATCGGCAAGCGTGGAAACACAACCCTACCCCTGTCTTTTCGACACCGACGAGATCCACCCGCCGATCATACGTCCGAGTTCCACTACCTTGTAGGAAACCACCTCATACTTCTTGTGCGAGAGGAACCCCAGGCGATGACCGTGCCGGAATAGAACCATGAGCCGTTTCAACTCCTTGTCCGCCCGATGCATCCAAGCGATCTTGTCACCCTTGGCCCTCGCATCAAATGCACAGATCATCAGAGTCTCCACCTCCCACATGCTCTCCCTGGTGCGCTGGCTGAGCACGAATCTTTCCTCGGCAGGATACTGCTTCAATGCGATGTATCCATAATCAAGAAGTTTTTCGCACTTCAATTGCAGCTGTGGTACGGTAGCTTCATCCACCTGGATATTCCTCCTCAGTTTTTAGTTTTCAGTTTTTCAGGAGGGGTCTACATAAGCCGAGGCCGCCCCGATGTAGTGGCTCGCGGTAGCCCGCGCATAGTTCAGAAGCCCGGCTCCCAACCCAGCAGTGCTGCCGTAGTTGCGGGACCCGCCCAAGATCGGCAAGCGCTCTCCAGACAAATTGGCATATCTCGTACCTTTCGGTGCGCTTGCCATCGGGAACAGAAGATAATCCTGCATGATCGCAGGAATCACTAAGCCAGACTCTACAGTCAAGGAAGAGAAAGTGATCGACCTGCTGGCAGAATCTACAACCTTGTGGTCTGATACAACCAGTTTTGCTCCGTCCCAAATGTAATGGATCGTTCCTTCCCTGACCCACGCGGTTTCCCAAGATGCGCCCGTGCCGGGTTCGGTAGTGGAATCGGAAGTGTGTGCGGAGATCGCCCTGTATCGTACCCCGCCACTCATCACGACCGCATTCTCAGCATATGGAGTCGCATCCGCCCACGCATCGATCAGAGCCTCCGGAGTGACTAGTGACCCGTTGAAAAGAATCTCCCTCCATTCCGTGGAGCCAGCTGCATGAGCTGCGACCGTCCGTTTGGATCCGCACGCGTTATTATCTGGTATGATTTGGAAGGCTCCATCAACAAGCCTATACCCTCCGGTCCAGTTCCATACATTGCCGACAAACCCGTCGACACCAAAAGGAGTGCCATCGTGACGCCAGGTCACCGGTCCGGTTCCCGTCAGTGTATGGCGTGTACCAATACTCTCCAGCTCGCTGGACATGATACCAAATTCATCCGGTCTTTCATGGCTGTATCCGAAGTAAGTGTTTCCCCGCGATTCGAAAGCCTTTCGCATGGAAAGGAGTGCGATATACGCCTCAATCGCCTGAGATGGAAGCGACCACCCAGCGCCCTTTGCTACTGCCATAGCCTGGAACTGATCAAAGTTCCATGAGTGAGCAGGAGTAAGCCCCCAGAGGTTCACTGGGTAGTTTGTGGATCCGACACGACCGAAGTTGTACTTTGCTCGCTCAAACGGCTTCACCAGACTGTCAATGACAAACGCCTGGTGCACACCGCTGGTCGAATCGTTGTACAGGTAGCTTTTCTTCGCTTCCCTGTTGGGTACGAAGCGAACCATGATCGATGGTTGGCTTGCATCATCAAATCGAACGAGATTTTTACCAAAAGAAGCATCCTCGATGCGGTTGATGAAATCCCGCTGTGTCGTTGTATCGGTGATGCCAATCATCCCGAGGCGCTTCCACGTCTCAGTGAGCGCCTTTTCGATGTCCGTGATATGCTCGAGGAGGTATCCGCTCCTGTATGACCCTGACGTGTATTTCATTCGTATACCTCCATCTCAGATTCTGGATATACCGGAGGTGGGAACATGTGGGAGAAATTCGCCCTCACGTCCTGATCGAACGCCGGTACATATGTCTCGGCATCGGCAGGTAATCCGGTCACTGTCCGGTCGATGATGAGATTAACACCCTCATCGGTATAGTCCAGGGAAACATTCTGCGCTCCCGGACCAGCATTGGTTATGGTATGTTTCATGATTCCATCACCTCCAAAGGCACTTCATAGCCAAGCGACCGACCATAAATAGCAACAGCATCGCTTAATTCGAACTCTACGGTCCCCCTCGGCTCTAGCAGTTCTCCCGCCGTCTCCGATACCGTAGACCCCCCCAACCGTACCGCGATCGCAGGGTCTGGATTATGGATTCTTACCCTGGTACGCGATGCCAGCGCACTGGCTCCAATTTTGATTTCAACCGCCACTTTGTTTTGGACGGTAACTATCCCATAGACCGGAGCAACAGAAACCTTCAGTGTCTTTTGGACTTCCTGAAGCAACTGTGGACGGTCGATGAGATTCTTCATCTGAACCCCAGTGGGGAACAAAACATCTATTTCCATTAGATTACCTCCGTAAATCTGATTCCCGCGTGGCCGTCTTCGATAATCAATGATGTCTTATAGACAGTTCCATCAATGGTTATCTGATGGTTATCGCGTTCTGTGGTTTCCATCGCATCAAGGCGATTCTTCAATACCGTATATAGCCCGGATACCGCCGACATTCGAGCATCAACGACTTCAGAGCTACTCGTACCACTCGAGGCAATGATATTGTCAATTCTTCCATCGAGAGCATCCAATGAATCTTTCACTAGTTTCTCTGAAGCATAGTGGGTGTCATCTGGAGTAGCTTGAAATGTGGATACTTTATTGGCGACAAATTCACGTAGCAATATCGCTTCGTTAAGGATTTTTCCTTGCCGAGCATCTAGTACATTGCCAGACTCAGTGATGTCGAGCGAATTCTTTACATCATCCAAGTGGCTCACGTACTCGTCCAGAAGCCCAGGGAGATAAAAACGCTCCTGCACCCCGCCTTCGACCTGTACGAGGATCCACTCGGACCCTAACCAAGAAACATGTATCGGTCTCTGAATTATCGATTGTTTCTCACCCATTTCAACCTCCAAAAGCACCACGGACTATATAGACGATTGCAGCGCCAAATCCGGTGATGATCAACCATTTCACAATCCCGTAGACACCGGTTCGCCACTTCGTCTCCACAGCTTTATCAATCTGGGTGGGAAGGTTTCCCTTGAGATCCTCAAGTTTTTTATCCAGGCCATCAATCTTCTTATTCAGCTGATCGAGGCTCGCTTTGACTTGGTCTAACATCATGGTGAAACGTTCCTCCAGTCGTTCTATGTCCTTCTCATTCTTGATGCCCTGTGAGCAACTTTCCATACAAACCTCCTCTACACTATCTTGATGGTAGCGCCGTCACGCCATAAAGCCCCTGCTGGCAAACCGTCACTTTCTGTCGGTAGGTTCTTTAACACGAGCGAGTACTTCCCAAGATTGTTGATTGTGATCAACCCGTTCTCTGCCCTAAAATATTCATTGCCCCAACGATCGAGTCCAGAAACTCCATACATCTCACCTTGATCAAAAGTCCATTTATCACCGACCTCGTGGCCACTGTTATTAGTGAAATCAATGATGATTCCATAACCGGTCAGTTCTACTTGTTTGACTGAATATTCAATACTCCACGCGCTCCATGTTGAGAGTTCATCCATTTTAGAACGCCATTTCCAACCATCGTGGTAAATAGTAAATTCCCTAGCTACTATCAGACAGGCCTCAATGGTAGATCCGGCATCTTCGAAATAAATTGAAGAAGAGGAGACAGGGTATGCGTTATACTTTCCGCTAGGAGAATTATCCCTTGTCCAGTAGTCCTGTTCTGTTCCACCTGGTATTTGATAATCACGCAGATTCTTCACTGCCGGGTGGATCGCAGAGAAGTCGTCCCGGGTAGGTATGGTCCAGTTGGTGTAACCGCCCCAACCTCCAGCAAGATTTGTTAATACTACGTATAGGGATTGCTCCGAATACGTATCCTGGTAAAAGTCTCTGACAGGTAAAAATTCTTTATAAATATCCCCATCATCTCCGACCACCTTACTAAAGATTATCCCGCCACCTGGGCCTGTATCACCAAGGCTGTAGGAAACTGTTTTCTTGGAGGTTATCTCTACCTCAAACATCCCCTTCACATAATCATCATCAACGATAAGCAGGTCGTCGTGTCCCGTACCAAAAAATGACACCTCCCCCACTCCAGACTCATCCCTGAATGCCATACGCGCCGTATCTGCAGTGTTTTCACCAGCCCTGACCGTTCCACGATATATACCATCTGTGGACTCGAGCGTTCCATCGGCATGGATAATAGCCTTACCGTTCTCGGATGATATCTGTCCTGTTGATGGGTCATACCAGAAGTGAGGTCCAAAGAATATCCTTCCTGTAGAGATTTCCACAGCGAACAGTAACTTGTCATCCTTGTAGACATCGAATACAGGAACCTTTGGGGACCCCTGTTGTGAATAGTCGTCATCCTGGGCACGAAACCTAAAACCAGAACCAGCGAGTCCTGTACCTTGTCCAGCTTGAAGATTCCTCGCCATCACAATATCCGCAATGACAGCTGCAGCATAAATGAATATCCCAGACTCTCTTGCCATTTGATACGCATCTTTTGATGTGGTCCCAAGACTGGCTGAATCAGTCGTGCTCTCCCAGGAATCGCCGTCCCATCTAAGCACGTGCCCGAACAACGGATCCGTGTCGATCCATTCCTCTGATTCATCCTTGGGGACGTACAGGATAAGATCTCCGACTATCAGAGGCTCGCCGGTCGGTGTGGTGGTGGGGAGTGTCTGGCTGTAATGGTAGCTGAAATATGCCGCCTTCGGCTCTCCGTCGTACACAACAGCGATCGTGACTGTGGATGTATAGGTGACCCCCAAGTAAGTAAGGGAAACGGATACCGTGAATGACTCGGCTGTAATCGATGTGACGTCCAGTGTTTTGGTAACCGCATCGACATCGATGAGGGTAGCATTGGGACTGGTCCAGACGATTCCAGCAGAAGGCAAGTTCTGCAGCTGTGCCCTCAGCGTGATATTTCCGCTTCTGAGAACACCACGACCGGTCTTTTCTATGGTATAGCTTGAGGCCTCGAGGCGAATCCCCCGGGCAGGTTCTCCGGTGAGTCTGGTAACTCTCCAGACGATCGGCCACGACTGCTCCGGAGGTGCGTAGGATCCAATGCGCATGTATACGAATTGTCCGGCCCCAGGGGTCGGAACCGTACTTGTCCATCCATCTTCACCAAGAACCCAGTCGTCTTCTCCGATCGTATGGTCGTCTTCGCCTATCTCATAGGATTGATCTGTGGGACCGTCAGGACCTCCGAGGCTGTACTGCACGACTGTCACGGTACCCGGGACACCAGGAGGGCCGACAACAGGGACTGATGGGGTTGTGGGAGTCTCTATGACCTTCGGATTATACTCCGGTATGTAATCTGCAACCTCGTCCACTATGACATCGGTGCGCATGGTGGCAAGAGTGGCACCTGCTGGTTTGTGGCTATAGGTCATAAGCCTGCAGGCTACCGACTCACCATCGTCGGTGATCACCGTGCAGCCCATACCCCTTTGGATATGGGGAAGGAATATCGTGGAGAAAGAGAAGCGCCTTGGACGGACCTTCCCTTCATCTACAGCCCTCTTGAGAGTCTTGGCCATCTGTACTGCGCTGGTGGCGTACTTGCCATCGATCGTTTTTTCGACCAGATCTACATCATCAGAGACAGATCCGTCCCGCTCGATTACCTTCTGGGTCTTTGAGTGGTAAAACGGCTCTCCACGGATTACCATCTTCCGGATAATCACGTCGGTAGGACCTGTGTTCTTCAGGATGATCTGGCTTGCTCCCGGTTCCTGCTCGGTATCGCTAGTTGATCCGTTGAAGCTTTCTATCGAGAGATGGCCTCCCGTGTAGTAGATGTCGTTCCCTCGGTGTCTTCCGATGGAGGGAAATTGCACGTTCACTGCATAGGGATACTCTTCGCTCGTTTCCGGATCCTGATATTTAAGTGAAGCCACGCCTTCTGTTGGCCAGGACTCACCCTCTTTGACAAGGATGTAGCATTCGGAAGCTTCTGCATTCCAATTTTCGGTGTTCCGGTAGACCTCGCGGAGCGTTCTGTGCTCGTAGACCTCTACCTCACTCTCAGCCTTGTTGCAGAGGATGTCTCGCCGTACCGTCCGGATCTTCCCGATGACACGGGAGCTTAAAGACGTCTCCAACGTGTCAGGATGAGCGATAAAGGTCCACTCAGATGTTGGCTCGGTCCATGAGAAATCGTGGGGAGATCGGAAGCGCAGCCTTCGAAGGTTATCAAAGTACATGTCGGCGGCAAATGCATCCCTCAGGCTCTGCAGCTCCCGCCAGATCGTATCATCACCGATCACCACCACATCTTTTTCTTCCAGTATGGAAGAGGTATCAAAAGTGTCGACTCCCATCAGGGAGCCAAGATAATGCACCAAAGAAGATGAAGGATTACCAGGATCGCATACCTTGAAGCCCGTCAAAACTGATTTTGGAGGTTTGCGCTTCATCCCTTTGGTCTTGGTACGGTCCACCAGCTCCATGGAGACATAATCGTCAGTAATCCGTCCTTTTGTGCGACTCATACCGTCTGTAGCTACATATCCCCCAAACATCTGGATCCACTGGCTGCCATCATGCGAAAAATCGACATAAGCCGCGCAATCCCCAAACAAACCCTCCTGGTATGCACCATAGTTCTTGAAAGAGACGCTCCACTTCTGATAATCGCTGGATGCGTCGCAGGTAGGAGGTGAATCTGGTGTAAATGTGAGCTCCTCACCATCGTAGGTAATACGGATCCTGAGGTACCGTGCTTCACGGTCCTTCAGTGCTGCGAGCATGGGTTCTGGGAGTGTGATCGAATACTGCATGTTACCCCCGGACGAACGACAAGCGACCGCCAGATCCCAGATATGCCTCTACCGCCTCACCGAAGAAGCGACCGAGCTCGGCCATGCCACCGTCACCGATGACATTCCCTTGCACCACCTGATGGACTTCAATGTTGTAGGACTGCACCGAAGTGGAGGATCCCGATACTCCGGATCCCGAACCACCACCAATATATGAACTGCCCGCGGCAGTTAGGTCACCAGTGGATATCGCTGTAAGTTTACCGTCATCGAGCCCGGGGACGTTCACCTTGTTAAGGTTTACCCCGGCCCACCCGAGCGCCCAGTTGATCGCTGAAATGATTCCATTGACTATTGTAGCGATACCGATACCGATCGCATTAAAGACTGTGATGAATCCATTACCGACCGGAACCAGAATCTTATTGTACAGCCAGATAAATACTTCCCCCAGGTACCCAATGATAGGAGAAAGCCACTGGATTACAGGAGTAAGAATCTTGCCAATGGTCTGGCCAAGAATCTTCAGGATCCCAACGAGAGGAGATAGGACGCTATCAATCACAGGGCCAAGAACTTCCATCATGCCCGCAAATATCGTGGTCAATGGATTGAGGATCGCCTGGACAGATCCAAGGCTGGTTATTGCACCGCCAAGACCACCAATAAAGGAACTGATAGTTGATCCAAAACTAGAAATCAGGGAGCCGAGCTCGGATCCATTGAACGATGTAACAACGGAATCCCAGAGTGCAGTGAAGCCAGTCGCCTTTTCTGGGGGTGGGTCTTTAGGAGGTTTCTTCCCGCCTTTTATTCCTGCTATTTCTACCTCTGGATCAACAACCGGATCAGCGCTCATTGCTTTAAGCCATACTTGATAAACTTCACCAATTCTGTCTACCCATGATTTTGCTGAAAATCCAAGGTAGAATCCCTCGGCAAGAAAAGATCCCATTTCCCTTCCTTCTTCAGAAGGTGAATTTTCGTCAAGAACTTCTCTTCCAATGTTAAGAACGTTTCTCCACCAATCAGTAACCCTAGTCCAGAAAGATGGTTTCTCTAAACCGAGTACAAAACCTTCGCCGAAATCATTGGCCATAGTCTCTGCTTCTGATCTTACATTAAAACCAAACCATCCTTTTACTGTATCAATGACTTTAGTGCCATAGGTATTCCACAGGTCAACAAACGCTCCTACGATATCAAAGGCAGAAATAACTCGCCATATAGAATCCGTGAAAGCTTTCCCAATATCATTCCCCTTGGAATTCCACCAATCTATTACGGCCGACGATGTTATGTCCCAGAGCGTTACAAACGCTCCTACAATATCAAATAATTTCATAGCATTGGAAATCCCAGTAATTATAGCTATGCCAATATCTCGTCCAATATCATTCCACCACTGCTCTAATCCTGTCATGTCCCATACGGTAGACATAAACGTTTTGAACGCATCTGCTGCCTCCTGTGGGTCCGGAAGCTTATCGACGAGTTTTGGGATATCAAGATTAAAAACAATTGATGCGGCCCAGACTCCAGCTTGAGGGGATTTTGTAAGACCACCAGCCATAAGTCCGCCGAGTATTGCAGCAGAGAGGTTACCTTTAAATTCATCCCAATTTCCAGAGCCGCTGGCTTCTATCAGCCCAATTGCTACACTGGCACCAGCAACAACTCCGGCGACACCTATTCCAGCAACACCAGTAAGGAACTTCGAGTTTTTAAAGGCTAGTTGAGTCGATGCCCATAGCGTAGACACGGCAGCTTCAGCAAGTTTAATTGAGGCGAGGACAATAATTCCAGTTTTGAAAATATCAACTCCAACATCAAAAGCTTCAGACCAGTCTCCAGTTTGAAACCCTTTCTTTATCGCCTCATATGCTCGCCCGCCGAGCTCCATTAAAAATTTGATTGTTGGTGTATTCTTTAAGACTCCCCAAAGTCCAACAAGAGATTTTTTAATTTCATCTGCTGTAATCAAGATTACATCACCAATAAATGAAAATGTTGCACCTACTTTCGGCAACATATTTATAGCCCAAGAAGCCCACCTGACGGTTGTTTCTATGAAATTATTGAACCCTTCAGATTCCATGAATGCGTTAAGCTTGCTAATGGCGGAATCGAGAACAGAAGAGGTGAATGGCCTCATAGCTTCACCAATTTTGATCATGGTAAGGCTCAGTGTATCCTTAAGGGTCGACCACTTTCCGTTTACTGAATCAGCCTGCTTTTCCAGCATGCCTGAAAACTTCCCACCCTCTCCGGTGAGATCTCGCAATGCATCCTGAACATCGATAAACCCAATCTTACCGGCAGAAACTAGCTTGAATACTTCTTCTGTCGATTTCCCAAGGTTTTTCCCCAGTTGATCCAGCAATGGCACACCGGCCTCGGTAAACCGGTTGATTTCCTCCATCGACGCCTTACCCTTGGACCGGAGCTTTCCATATGCCTGGACAAGCCTATCCATCTTCTCGGAATTACCCATGGAAAGATCACCCATCATCCGCATTTCATCGAGGGCATCTTCGGCTGCCGTACCGAACGCCATCAGGTTGATAGCTCCGTCAGCTATCGATTCGAAAGACAGTGGTGTGGAAGCGGCAAACTTCTGCAGGTCGCCGAGTATCAACTTGGCCTTACCTGCATCGCCAATAAGCGTCTCAAATTGAATACTAGTCTGTTGCCAAGCCGCATCCTTCTTCATGGAGGCAAATAGACCAGTCAGAGAAGCCCCAAACCCCGCAATTGCGGAGCCGACACCAAATTTCACGATCGATGACATGGTATTACCGAGTCTTTCTCCCACAGTGTTCGCAGAAGCAAGATCTTTAGTAACATCCTTGATGGCTTTTGAGGCGAGATTCTTTCCGTTAATTACGATATTTACTCTGGGAGCCAATCTTTTCCTCCAGATCTTGGTTTTTCAACTCGGTCCATTGCGCCCGGACCACATCTATGACCCGCATGTCGACTGCTGGCTGTTCGGCGAGACCTCCTGAATATCGAAGGATCCTGTAAGAACCCTTGTCATCCATCATCCTGGTTGTCTCGCGGACCCAGGGTCCCCACTCCTCGAGGAGGTCTGAGGGGACCCTTCCATCAGGAAGCGGATCCCCTACTTCAAATTCTGCCCCTCGGTAGACCCATCTGGTGACGTCTCGGATGTCGTTGACGTCGGTTGTGCTAAAGGGCTGTTATACCTCCGGGCAGCTCCCCCGATCTCAGTAGCGATATCTGGATATTTCATCAGATCATCGACCAGCGCCTTGTCTACCACAGTTGAACTTTCTTCTTCGCAGAAATTGTGTTCGGCGATACCGTACAAGATATGCAGCCTGAGAACCTCGCTTGATGGAGCAAATTTCGCATCCATCAATGCAGAAATATCCTCATCGGACAACACATCGATTGCGGTTGTCTCCTCATTGTTCTCTGAGGCCAGCTTGATTTTGTTGGTAGCTTTCGCCAACGTCCCACGGTTCACACCAGTGAGAGCCCTTAATTGAGCTGACTGGATCTCATCATTCTGTTCAACTGTGAACTTTTGTGGCTTGACCCAAAAACCTTCAGCAGTTTTTAGGTCAACCTTTTCTCCAACTCGTGACAAGCTAAGCTTGCTTTTCCAATCCTTCATCAATTACTCCTTATGTTGCATCAGTCGAGAGCATGTGGATCTTGAAGAAATCGTCGTACCCCTCGATATCGATAGCCGTGAAGCTGAATGACTGGTCAATCGCCTGATCTCCTGCACTCTTAGACTCCTCGGTGTACTGAATAGTCGGCAGGTCGATGATCGCCAAGGATCTTACCCCTTCGACAAGCTGACGCCCCGAATAGATCAGCAGGAGACTGGAAACCAAATTGGAGAGATTCTTGGCTCTCTCATCTTCAGAGTTGATGGTTTCTGTCTTGTCTGTCGCCGTAAGCGTCATGCTGCCTGTAACACCGAACTCACCACGCACATGCTTGGATTTTGAAAGGCTGCCCTGGCAATATCCTTCGTCTGCAGCATGGTTGTTGGCAATCGATACCGATACGTTCTTGGTGTAGCAGTATTTTTTGCCAGAGATGTACGTCTCACCTTCGGAGAACTTAAGACTATCGAGATCAGCCTCGGTAAGCGCCACGGTAGATGCTGTCTGTCCATTCAAAACCTTGGTAAGGATCAGCGACCAGGTGGCCTTTACCTTTGCTTTCAGGTCCCCGCTGAAAGTAGCGGTATCGACGACTGCACCGGATCCCAGCTGATTGTCGCCTACTCCGTCCATCTGGATGCTGAAAGTCGGATTCTCGGTATTCGTGAAGTTCGGCCGGAACACATCGAGATACACTCCGCTGTCAGCAGAAGTGAAATGGACAACTGCCTGATGGTTTTTTGCCTGGGTAGCAACGATGTCAACGGGAGTCTCCGCAGTGGTAGTTGAACCACCATAAATGACCTTCGCTTCATAATCGGTGAACTCATTGATTGCAGTAACGAGAGTCCCGAGAGTTTTACCGGTAAGATCCAATACACCAGCTGTACCGAATCCAGCATCCTCAGACTCTTCCCCAAGATCACCAACATATGCCGTGAGAGTTTTTCCGGATCCAGATGCAACTAGTTTACATGAGGCAGCGTCGCCCTTGTAAGTAATGAAAATACCGCAACCCACCTGCACCTTGGCCACTCGATGACCGAGAAGACTGTGGAGCAACATGCCGATCGATTTGTTCGCAGCGAGGTTCGTGGCAAGCTCGCTTGTGTAGTCGATGGCATCGACGTCAAACCCTCGTGTAGTGTTTCTCCCGGTTATGATCTCCTTTGGGTTCTTGGTTGGCGTCTCCAGCAAGTAGCTGAAGTCTGTCAGAGCGACCCTGCTGGTCCTCGGGACCGCAGTTCCGAGGGTTTCTTCCATCCCTCCGATAGTGGCTTTTGTAAAAGATTTCTTTGGTGTACCCATTACGGTCCCCTCCTTAT